GATGGCATATATCTAAACGTGAAGAATCTAAACAAATTTGGAAAATATTAGGTGAAATGCCTAATATACCTAGTAAATATAAAGAAATAATTGACCATAACAATAAAAATTTTGGGAATAATCCAAATCCACCACAAAGTATTGAGTTTACTGTAAAAACGAGCTCACAATCAAAACACACAAAATATTTTATTAACAAATAAGCCAATATGTATCGCCATGTTGCAATAATGTTTAATTAAAGCAAATAATTATGAGTTGGATCTATAACGGTGAAACGATTAATGACGTAACAGAATTCCCTCCAAATACTTATGGGTTTGTTTATAAGGTAAAACATATACCTTCTAACAAAACTTACATAGGCAAAAAAATCTTATTTTTTACTAGAAAAGTAAAACTTGGAAAAAAAGAAATAGCAGCTTTAGGAGCAGTAGTAGGACGTAAACCGTCTTATAAACTGGCTGTCAAGGAATCTGATTGGGCTACGTATTACGGATCACAAAAAGAAATAAAGGAAATACTTAAAGAAAGTAAAACTAAAGACTGGGAACGAACAATAATTAAATGTCTTCCTAGTAAAAAATTACTTACATATTTCGAAGTCAAATATCAGATGCTATATCAAGTATTAGAAAAACCAGATGAATTCTTTAATGATAATATTCTAGGGAAATTTTATACTAAAGATTTTGCAGAGATTAAGGAATATGAAAATCCAAATGAAATAGTAGAACATTAGTATGGGTAAAAAAAGGTTGTCAATAATAGGTAGAGGTACTGTTGGTTGTTTAAATGCTTTAAAATTTTCAAATTTAGGGTATGATATTGACTGGTACCATGACCCTGAAAAACTAGCATTATCAGTAGGTGAAGGTACAGACTTAGCTTTACCTAAATTTCTTTCTAAAGAGTTAAATTTAAGTTATGATGATTTATTTAAATTAGATGCTCATTATAAACAAGGTATAGAAAAAATTAATTGGGGTAGTAAACCTTTTACACATTTATTTGGGATTGGTTATATGGCTTTACATATAAATGCTAATAAATTACAAAATTATATTTGTGAACATATAAAAGATAAAGTTAATATTATTGAAAAAAAGGTTGATAGTAAATTAGAAACATTTACAATCGATTGTTCAGGCATACCTACTTTATCAAAAGACCAATTTGAAACACCACCTATACCTGTTAATAAAGCTTATGTAGTTCAATGCCCTTGGGATAAACCAACATTTGATAAAACTATTTGTATAGCTAAAAGTTATGGATGGGTATTTTTAATCCCACTCCAAAATAGATGTTCAGTAGGTTATATTTACAATTCTCAATATGCTGAATTTGATAAGCTTCAAAATGAATTATCTTCTATTTTAAAAGATTATAATTTAATGGCTAAAGAAGGTAATATAATACCTTTTGAAAATTTTTATAGAAAAAATAATTTTAGTAATAATTTAGTTTATAATGGAAATGCCTCATTTTTCTTAGAACCTTTAGAAGCTACATCGTTAAATACATCTATAAACATTATAAATCAAACACATAAAATGTTATGTGATTCAAACCCAGAAGTTGCAAATAAAAGATATGAAAATGTTTTAAAAGAAACAGTTGATATAATAATGCTACATTACTTAGTAGAACCACCTATAAAAAATGCATTTTGGGAAATGGCTAATCATAAAGCAAATGTTTGGTTTAAATCAAGATATAAAAACTACCCTAAAATTCGTTTGATTACCCAAGGAGATTCATTACATTATGCGACGTGGTTTGAAGACAGCTTCAAACAAAACTTATCGGGTATGAACCTGTATGAGAAATTAAATAGTTTTAAATGATTAACCAATTATTAATCACTTTAGTAAATTCAGTACTTGGTACGGGTAAACAAACTGCTCGTGGTAATATGGCTTATAACTGTCCTAGTTGTAACCACCACAAACCTAAATTAGAAGTTAATTTTACTGAAAATAAACAAGGACATAATCCTTGGCATTGTTGGGTATGTGGTAAAAAAGGTAAATCAATTAGTTTATTATTAAGAATAGCAGGTGCTAGTCAAGATAAAATTAGTGAAGCAAAATCATTATCTAAAAATGTAGATGATAACTATGTACATAAATCTGTAGATACTATAACGCTACCAGATGAATATATAAGCCTAAATGACGTTGATAACAGCGATATAATGGGACGACACGCTATAGCATACTTAAAAAGGAGACACGTGAGTAAACACGATATAATAAAGTATAATATAGGTTTTTGTAAGAATGGTTTATATAAAAATATGATTATATTACCAACATATGATGCAGATGGTAGATTAAATTACTTTACTGCTCGTTCATTTGAAAAAGAACCATATGTTAAATATCGTAACCCTCAAGTAAGTAGAGATATAATTCCAAATGAACATATGGTAAATTGGAATGTGCCTATCATTTTATGTGAGGGGTTATTTGATGCTTTAGCTATAAAAAGAAATGCTATTCCATTATTAGGAAAAAACATACAAAATAATCTAATGAAGAAAATAGTTACTTCATTAGTAGATAAAATTTACATTGCGTTAGATAGGGACGCAATTAAACAAGCTTTAAAATTCTGTGAAAAACTATTAGCGGAAGGTAAAGAAGTCTATCTTGTAGATTTACAAGATAAGGACCCGAGTGAGATGGGTTTCGAAAATTTCACAAAACTTATACACAAAACAGTTCCACTTACCTACTACGACTTAATGGAGCAAAAACTATCATTATGATAAAAAAATCTTATAAAAGATTACTCGAAATTTCGGATGATTACCAACAAGTTACAATGCCTGATTCAAGGTATTATAGACGAAATGGTAAATATTATCCATCAGTAACGCATGTTTTAAGTTCTTACCCAAAAGGTAAATATTTTGAAGACTGGCTTAAAAAAGTAGGTTATAGTGCTGAATGGATTGTTAAAAAAGCAGCTGAAGAAGGAACATTAGTTCATGAAATGATTGAAGATTGGTTAAATGGGGAAGAAATTACATTTTTATATAAAGATGGTAACCCTAAAATGCCAGCTCATGTATGGCAAATGTTTTTACGTTTTGTAGATTTTTGGGAAACTTATAACCCAACATTAATTGAAGCCGAAGTACATTTATTCTCAGATAAAATTGAGGTAGCAGGTACTTGTGATCTAGTATGTGAGATCGAAATTGATGGTAAAATGGAACGTTGGATTATAGATTTTAAAACATCTAATCACTTACAAACAACATACGATTTACAAGGGGCAATATATGCTCAATGTTATGAAGAATGTTATGGTAAAGATATTGATCGAGTAGCAGTATTATGGCTAAAATCTAAATCACGTGGACCAGATAAAAATGGAAAAAGAATAAAAGGTAAAAATTGGGAGATATACGAGTCACCTCGTACGCAAGAACAAAACATAGAGATATTTAATCATGTTAAAGCATTATTTGATATTGAGAACCCAAAACCAACACCTTATACAAATACTTTTAATACAACATCTAAAAGAGATGTATAATAACATCCTTTTTAATATGTATAATAAAACAACTAATAAACAATATTATGGCTTTATATCCAAATGCGGCTGATCCAGGAAATTGGCAATCTTTTGTACTAAGAGAAGATGTTAAAACTCTTCCTGTTTCAGAACAAAGAAAAAAATATCTAACGGAGCAATTACAATTTGAAGATTTTATGGCTCAACAAAGATACTTACAATCAATGTCAATTAATTCCTTAACTAACCAATTACATCAAGGTGGAGGATTTGCAACTAACCCAGTCTTATCAGCTAATTTTAATGGTACAATTCAGGCTATAACAGGAAACACTACTCAAATTGACTTAGTATTTAACGAAGCTGTTACTATAAATACAGCAGGTGGTACTCCATATATTGATGTACCAAATAACCAAGCAGGTGGTGGTGTAACAACACCAGTAAGATATACTTACTATGAATCAAGTGGAGAAACAAATATGAGATTTGAGCATGTACACGCCGCAAATGCAGGAGGTGTAGC